TCAAGTACGAAGTTCCTGGGGCACGTTATCAGCCAGCGGTGCGACTGGGACGTTGGGACGGCAAAGTCAGTTTCTTTCAGCTGGGCGGTAGCAGTTATATCAATCTCTTGCCCGAGATACTGGAACATCTTGAGAATTTGAATTATGATGTTGAACTAGAAGATCAAAGAACCTACACAACAAAGTTTGAATTTGATCCCATCACTGAAGACACATTCAGTGACAAGGTGTGGCCCCGGGGACATCCTAGAGAAGGCGAGCCCATACACTTGCGAGACTACCAACCCGAGATACTAAACAGATTCTTAGAGAATCGACAAAGTGTGCAAGAAGTTGCCACTGGTGCAGGTAAAACAATTATGACTGCTGCCTTGAGTAAAAGTGTAGAACGGTATGGGCGAAGTATTGTTATTGTGCCCAACAAAAGTCTTGTGACACAAACCGAAGCCGACTACATCAATCTCGGACTTGATGTGGGCGTGTACTTTGGTGATAGAAAAGAATATAACCGGACGCACACCATTTGCACTTGGCAAAGCCTAAACAACATGATGAAGATGACCAAGTCGGGTGAAGCCGAAGTTGAAATTGGCGACTTTATTGAGGGTGTGGTTTGTGTCATGGTAGACGAGGTACACATGGCCAAAGCCGACGCACTAAAGACTTTGCTCACTGGAGTATTTGCACATGTACCAATTCGCTGGGGACTTACGGGAACAATTCCCAAGGAGGATCATGCGAAGATAAGTATACTATGTAGTCTGGGACCGGTAGTTGGACGACTTAGTGCTAGTGATCTTCAAGAAGCAGGACATCTTGCAAATTGTCACGTTAACATTGTACAGTTAATTGATCACGTTGAGTATCGAGAATACCAACAAGAATTACGATACCTGTTAGAGACCACAGGCAGATTGACCTATATGAGAAATTTGATTCTTCGGGTCAACGAAACAGGTAATACCCTAGTACTCGTAGATCGAGTGGCAACAGGTAAATTATTAACAGAATATTTAGGTGATAAGGCGGTATTTGTAAGTGGAGCAACTAAAGGAACAACAAGACAAGCGGAGTATGACCAAGTGGCAAGTGCTACTGGGAAGATTATTGTGGCGACTTACGGTGTGGCCGCAGTGGGTATTAATATCCCTCGTATTTTTAATCTGGTTTTGGTGGAACCCGGAAAGAGCTTTGTTAGGGTTATACAAAGCATTGGACGAGGTATACGAAAAGCAGAAGATAAAGACCACGTAGAGATTTGGGACATTACATCAACCTGTAAGTTTGCCAAACGGCATCTCACGGCACGTAAAAAGTTCTACACCGAAGCCAATTATCCGTTCTCGATAGAAAAAGCGGAATGGCAGTAGTTGTTTGTTTTCCTTGGGGCGCCGGCGGCAATTTGGTACGCAACATAATCAGTCTTGACTCACGATACGAATTTTGCTCGGAAACTGACCACCGTTATCAGTGGTTGTTAGACTACTATCGTGAACCAGTCACTCCCGACACTTGGTTAAAACGAGAGTGGAGCATACGTCAACAGTTCTACAATAGATACTACAGTGGCGGAATAGCTTACTGGAATCCCGATTGGTTGCTGGCATACGATTGCCATGGCACTGACCAAGAAATCAAAATAATACAACAAAACCATCAATTGCCCTGTTACGATCGTTATCGAATTGACCAAGGCCTACGTCCCGAGCAAACAAGTCCGTGGCACCTGCAGGATTGTGAATACATATTTGTTATTGCCAAAAACATAGAAACAATCACTAGCATATACTATAGTAAAAATCCTGTACTAAATCAATTTAGTCATGTTGACGAATCACAACGCCAGCATCATGCATTATCAACAAATCAACAGTTAAACAAAAATCTAATAGATTTATCAAACACAATCAAAAACAAGCACGTCTATTGTGCCGAAGACTTGTTGGCATCTTCCGATTTGGTACTGGATGTAGTATCAAAACTAAAGTTATCAATACCTAAAGAAAACATCGAAACAATACACTCAACTTGGTTGAAAAGTACCCACGAAGTGTATTATAATTATTATAACCGAGAACTAACCCTATGAGAATTTTAACTCTTGAAAATACAGCCTATGAAATGAATGCAATACCCAACGAAATTGATGAACTTAATTTTTGTGTGTTGGACAACAGTAATCCCAAAGAACCCGATTACTTTTACATTCCCTTGATCTTTATGGAAAGTTTTAACAGTCCGGCTCTGGTACTACGCATCGGAGAAAATACCATACGCATGCCAGTGGACTGGCAATTGCTAATTGGCGAACCCGACTTTGGTGACCTAGAAGTCGTACCGCTAACTAGTATCAATGATCGTGGCTTCTCAGTATTTTGCTTTAACCCACGCAGTAGTTTTAGGCCCGAATTTATGCCAGTGGAAATTGTGGACATTTATCAAGATGTCAAATGGTACTTTCCTAAACTCAAGCCGGGACAAATGCTAGCGGTGCCCTTGACCGAAGGTGCTGATCCCTTGTGCGCTTATTTTATCAAAGACATTTCAAGACAGAGCGAAGTAGTGGACTACAGCAAGGTTTGGTAACATGAGCGACATATTTGAAAGTCCCGATGGTGGTAAGACTGTATATAAAAGATTACCTGGTACCAGCCAACGTGAGCTATATTCGGATATGACCAGCGATGGCGAAAAACTGCATGAACAACTACAGGAAGCTCAAATGTGGGGCGAGATTCGCAGAATGGCCAGGCGAGATGCGGGCTTGCAAGATTTGCTAGAACGTGCTATAGTATACTATAACTTGAAAAAAGATCATGACAGATAAACTAAACATTGGATATGAAATGGCTATGTTCGATTCAAAGAATCGCGAGTTCTTTGATGACTTGACCGAAGACGAACAAAAAAAGTTTAGCCCGTTTTTGATGATACGCTGGGGAGCCACTGTGGCCGCTTCCGAAGACATGCAGGCGTATTATCTAATCAGCACCAACGAACGATTGAACAAAAACTTCTTTGATATAAGCGGTACGCAACACAAAAAATTGCAGTGGTTGTTGGCAACCACAGTCAGTCCCGGACTGGGCAAACAACGACACAATTGGTTGGGCACAAAGAAAAAGGAAGGCAGTAAAAGCAAAGAAGAAAAGTTTTTACGTGAAATATATCCGACGGCCAAACTCAGTGACATTGAGTTAATGGCGCAACTAAACGACAAAAAAGATCTTAAAGAACTGGCACGAGCTCATGGATGGGATGACAAGCGAATCAAAACTTACCTATAATTGTCGGTACTGTGAAAAGCCTTTTAGAAAAGAAACAACCCTATTGGCGCATCTCTGTGAGGCCAAGCGTCGTCATAATCAACGAGATGAAACAGGAGTTCAATGGGGCCTTAAATCGTATCTTAGATTTTACGAATTTTCACAAGGCAGTGCGAAACTCAAGTCTTACGAGGATTTTGCTAAGAGTCCTTATTATAATGCCTTTGTTAAGTTTGGTAGGTATTGTGTCGGCATTCGTTGCATTAATTTTATTACTTTTACGGATTGGCTTTTAAAAAACAACAAGAAACTGGACCATTGGTGTAGTGATCGATTGTATGGCGAATGGTTGCTGGAGTATTTGAAACGAGAAAACACACGTGATGCACTGGAACGTGCAATAAAGGAAATGCAAGAATATGCAGAAATCAATACAGAACTTCGAAACGGATTTACGGATTACTTTAGATATGGCAATGCTAACCGGATATGTCATCATATTACTACTGGCCGTATCAGTCCATGGGTTATATTCAATTGCGACAGCGGAATTCAATTCCTTGAAACTCTTAATGAAACGCAATTGACCATTGTCATGCCCTGGATCAATCCCGACTACTGGCAACGTAGATTTCAAGACTACATGGCCGATACCGAAGAGGCCAAGACAATACTTAACGCAGCAGGATTATGATGGATCAAGAACTAAAACAAGAACTAGCACAATTAAAGACTGACTCGATACTGATTAAATACACGGTAGAGCAAATTGAAACCAAACTTGATCAATTGCTACAATTATTGGTTGAAATGCAAGCCGCTCAACCCATGCCCGTGGACGACTCTAGAATCACTCGACTATGATTGAAATAGACTATGTTCCCGGAGCGCACGGGAACTATCTTGAGTTTGTATTGAACAAACTTACCCTGGGCGATCAAATACAAAGTTCGCCATTCACTGCTCTTGGTACTAGCCATGCCAAGGATTTGACCTATAGACATCTTAGACAATTTTATTGCAACCATTGGTTTTTGTATGGAGGAACCACTGGCAGTCGTGTGATTGCAATCAAATTCACACACGATGATTTGCTAGCCTTGAGCAGTGTCAGCCTGTTGCGTGCCGGAGACATGGCCATAGATGATAACAATTTGCACATCAACACCTACAACAAATTAAACAATCGTTTTTATCTAGACATACTGAACAACATACGAAGCACCTACGGCGACTCGATAGTGACTGCGTATCGCAACATCAAGGCTCAAGATTGGCCCGACATAGAATCAGCAGCAGACTTTTACTCGTTGCCCTTGGTTGTACAACAAGAATGTGTTGATGTATTTGGGTTACGAGTGTATCCGTTGAACGCTGAATATCCCGACTTTGATCGAAGCCTATTGCGCGAGTTTTTTAAATACGGATTTAAAAGTCCCGAATACAACGGCCTGGTGTTGATGCAGAACCGTATGTCCTATACTGACCAGCAAGATGTTTACCAGTTTCCCTACAGTTGTTTTTATGATACTGGTGAATTTTTTAACGAAATAGCCAAGGTAAAACAACACTTTGATTTGGACTTTGTTGATTACAACGCCACTCAATTGCACCAAGAATTTTTAAGCCGTCAACCACAGGCACAGTACAAAGTTGAATGTGATAAAATAATCGATTGCGTTAGATTGGAAAAATATGCTACAATAAGCAAATTGACTCTGTTCCAAGAAAGTTATTTAAATGCCCAATTGGAATTGTTGTACAATCTTGAAATGCCCTTACAACAGGACCAGTACTGGGCCGATACTTATCAAATACTCGAGTACATAAATGAAATTCAAGAGTGACATTGACATAGACTTTCCCAATCGGGACGATGCACTACGATTGTTAAAGCACAACACAGCCGGCATTGTTCGAGACGGCAAATTGATACGACACAACACCGGAATTTATGTTACCGACATCCCCACAGATCCGTTTACCGGCATTGCCACTATAGATCATAAAGTGGCCGAAGACCTGGGGTACATGAAGTTGGATCTGTTGAATGTGTCTTTATATACGCAGATAAAGAGCGAACAACATTTAATGGATTTGATGGCGCAGGAGCCTATATGGGATTTGCTACGGGATGCTGATTTTTGCAGTATGCTAATACACATTGGTGCACATCATGACCTATTGTTAAAATGTCCAGAACCGGTTGATTCTATTCCGCGCATGGCCATGTTCTTGGCCTTGATACGTCCGGGCAAGCGACACTTGGTGGGTCGGACCTGGCGCGAAATTAGTGAAACTGTATGGGATGCCACTGACGAATACACATTTAAAAAGTCGCATTCGGTGGCGTATGCACATCTAGTGGCAGTGCACATGAACTTGATCTGTGAACAACTCGGTTAAGAGGGTTTACGCACTAGAGTAATTGATTTGCGTTTGCTACGTTTGGTAGCCATTTCTTTTAGGCTCACATACGGGCCTAATTTTATTTCTACATCTTTGCTGTTCATGGTACGCAACACCGGCTTGAACACGGCCCAATCTGTTTTCAAAAACACGTTGATTGGTATCAATCGATTGCTTTCCCACCACCACATTTCGCCAAGCTCGAGAAAGGCTTTTTTCTGCTCGGCATCTTTTATCAGTCCAAAGTCATATATGGTGGTTATGACTTCGTCAAAGTTCTGAATAATGCCAATGTATTCGTTGTTTCCATAGGTTAGAAACGTAATAAAGGGATATTCGCCTAGTAGTTGCTTGTAGTGTTCTTCCACGATTCTCGCTAAATATGTTAAAGACAATAAAATGATCACTGTCAAAGCATATTTATATCCAAATTTAGTTGAGGTACAAGTTTTTGACCCCACTATATTCACTACAAGGAATCGCCAAGTGTACTCACGTCCCATTAAAGTTTACCAGGGCATAGACAATCCCGTACAAGTTGTTATCAAAAACCAGGATCAAAAACCTGTAGATCTAACTGGTAGTACTGTGACTGCAAGTATCCAGGATCCCACAAACCAAGTCACTATCAAGAGCTATGCTGTAACATTTGCCAATATACAATTGGGACAGGGAAACTTTACCTTTGACGCCAATACCATCAACAGTTTGGAAAATCGCTTTTACAAGTTGGCTTTTGCCACAACAGTGACCAGTGGTGATGTAACCAGCCCGGTTTATATCGATGACAACTATGGTGTTCCACTAGATTTGGAAGTATTACCTGCTTACTATAGCACAACTGTAGCACCTCCATTGACTGATACATATTCAATTGATGGCGGAACACTATAAGCATGGCCAATCTAACTATAAATCAAATCCTAATCAAGCGTGGTAACACGCAAACCATCAGCAACTATACCGGCCCACATGGTGAGCTGATCTTAAACACTGATGACAATACTGTTTATGTACAGGATGGTGTTACCCAAGGCGGACATTTAATTGGCGGGAACGCCACGACATTTGCTACAACACTGGCCAATCTACAAACCGAAGTTGGTAACATAGCAGGTATTACNGGCAACGTGGCGGTATTAGAAGCATTCTTTGCCAATGCCAACATTTTGAGCATCACATCAAATGTGAGTGGATTACAAACAGCCGTTGCTGCAAACGCCAGCAACATATCAGTTCTTCAAACTCAGGTGTATGGCAATGCCAATGTTGCAACCTATTTGCCAACCGATCCCACCGTTACTGGTATACAGGCCAACATTGTTGCTGCCAATACTGCAATAGTAACTGCCAATACTGCGGTTGTGAGTTATGTCAATGCCAAGATTGCACTATTGGCCAATGCTCCTGC